CCAGAGTCAAGTTTCACAGACAGCGCCTCTATCCTGGATGACAAGCGTCTTGGCAAGCAGCGTGTAGAGGCAAAGCAGATTTACCTCTCACTCACTGACCCCGACTACGGTTGGAAGCATCATCCTGCTGTCAAGATGTGGCGCGGGCATGAGGGTTCGCTTCTGTGGTATGGCCAGATTATGTGCGTGGAGTGGCGCATCCGGGGTCACGAGGACTCGCTGTACGACTACTTCCACGACGCCATCCACAGCGGGCCCCTTGCCCACAACGACACTCTCCCACCGTGGGTGGGCGACAGTCGCTTCCACCTCTCGCATCGTTCCAACCTGATGCGTAAGGACCCTATTCACTACTCCCAGTATTACGCTGGGGTTCCTAACGACCTGCCCTACTTCTGGCCGACTAAGGAGGCCGACTATGCAAACCACTTTTCTCTCGCCGCCTGACCCCCGCTACCCGGACATCGAGGTTGCTGTTGTTCTCGACGCCCCGGAAGGCAACGCTTTCTCCATCCTCGGGTGCATCCAGCGTGAACTCAAGCGCGCGGGTGTCGAGAAGGAAGAGCGTGACGAGTTCATCGACTCTGCAACGTCAGGTGACTACAACCACCTCCTTCGGGTGTGTGGTGAGTGGGTTACCTTCACCACATTCTAGTGGGTGGTGACCCGATGCCTCTCCGTGAAAGGTTCTACCCAGGAACTGAGTGGGACCTTCACGGGGAGGCGGTCACCATTTTCACCGAGATTGAGCTCGATGCAGATGGTGAGTATTATGTCCATGTCTACCCCACGGGGCAGAACATCCTGAACACAGTCAAGAGAGTCAATCTTTCTGACTTGACTTAACGGTTGTGTTCTCTTTTTCTGTTACTATAATGCATGGTAACGCAAACGCCAGTATCTGGAGGTACTGAGATGGGTCACAATCTGTTTGGTGAGAGGTTCGCGGACGCCCGCAAGCCGGCATGGCACGGCCTGGGCACTGTTCTCAACGAAGAGTTGTCTGCGACCGACGCTCTCGAGCGCATCGGCGGTTACGAGGTTAAGCTCGTGCCGGCAACCGCTGGAGGCGTGGACCTCAAGAGGAACGCTATCCTGCGTTCTCCGACTCCCGAGGATCCGGAGACCCGGGTGTTCGGCATTGTGGGTGAGAAGTACACTCTCCTCACCCCGCAGGACATCTGCTCTATCTACGACGAGCAGGTGTCAAAGCCAATCGAGACGATTGGCGCTCTGGGTGAGGGCGAGACGTTCTTCGTCTCCACCCAGTTGCCCACTCTGGACGTCAAGGGCGACGAGATGGAAAACTACCTTCTCATCTCAAACCCCATGACGGGCCTCATGTCTGCCGAGATCCGAGTCACGCCGGTGCGCGTGGTGTGTCAGAACACCCTGATTGCCTCTGACCGCATGTCCACCCAGAAGCTCAAGATCGTCCACGACAAGACGGCCAAGCAGCGCATGGCAGAGTGGCTGCGTGAGACCTACAGTGTCGCGGAGACGACCTCGAAGGTTCTCAAGGACCTGTTCGAGGTCATGGCCTCGACCAAGATCAAGAGCGCAGACGCTGACCAGCTGTTCGAGGCATCTTACCCGTCGCCGCCCGAGCCCAAGAAGAACGCGACGGACAAGATCTATGAGCAGAGGGTGAAGTGGTGGGATGAGAACGTCAAGCTCGTTGAGCGCCGGCGTGAGGGTGCCAAGACGCTGTTCGAGGGTATGGGCACCGGGATGGACACCAAGGCAGCGAAGGGCACGCTGTGGGGTGCCTACAACGCAGTGGTCGAAACCGAGGACTACCGCCGCGGTCGGGGTGACGACCAGATCGGGGCGTCGGCAGTGTTCGGTGAGAGGGCGCAGGCGAAGAAGCGCGCTTTCTCTTACGCGACTGACCTGGTCGCATCGTAATCCACAGAAAGGGTGGGTGATGGGATAAACCCATCGCCCGCCCTTTCCGTATTTCTGGAGGTAACATGCCACCCAAGAGCAACATCATTCAGAGAACGCTCGCAGGTGAGAACGCCAAGCCTGACACAGAGTTTGACACCTGGGCAGATGACAGGTTCATCTACTACATCCCAACCTTTTCAGCGAACGAGGTTAAGGAGTGGGAAGGTGTCAGGTGGGACGGCAAGAAGAAGGCGTGGCGCATCCCCAAACTGACGCGCAACGCTAAGAAGATTCTTGACTACGACGACAAGGCCAAGGCAAGCGACGAGGTTGTTGCTCTCGCTATGCGTGACTGGGAGGTTAGTGACAGCGAGCAGAAAGCCATTCTAGAGTTCGCGCATACGCATAAGAAGTTTGACGACCTGTACGGCTTTCAGAAGCTCGCTGTCTTGGCTACATTAGCACGTCCGCACCACGGAATCATGTACGCGCTGTCTCCAGGCCTGGGCAAGACACCTACGTCAATCGTTGCCGCGGAGTTGTGGTCGAGGTACAGGGGAAACACAGGCAAGATTCTTGTTGTGTCTCCCCTCCCGTTGATTTACAACTGGCAGCGTGAGCTTAGCAAGTGGTCATCCGGGTTCGAGGTTGAGATGCGCCACAAGGGCACGCCAACCAACGACGGTGAGCAGAGGTGGACAGTCACCAACTACGAGAGTGTCATGGAGCGTGTGCAGGACCAGAACACGAAGCGTTGGTCAACCTCTGGCAACCTGCACCCAGAGTACGACCTTGACTGGGACGTAGTTATCTTTGACGAGAGCGTAATGCTCAAGAATCGCAAGGCGAAGAGGACGGGCGTTGCCCGCACCCTTGGTCGTTGCGCCGGCAAGGTCATTCACCTGTCAGGTGCTCCAATCACCAAGGACAACTCTGACATCTGGTCACAGTTCACTATCCTCGAACCTGACTACTTCACCTCTTTCTGGGACTTCACCAACGAGTTCTGCGTGGTTGTCCGGACAGCATGGTCAAGTGGTCAGATTGAGGGGTCACGCAGAGGCATGTCCGTCAAGGATGAGTTCAGGGACATTATGTTTGTCCGCAACCAGGAGCAGGTGCTTCCTGACCTCCCTGACTACATCCACCAGGACGTCGAGGTGCCCCTCACGCGCAAGCAGCAGAAGGCGCACGACGATATGCTGGACACCTGGTTGCACGAACTCGAGGTGAACAGAGACAAGCGTGTAGAGGCAACAGCAGTCATCGCCATGCTTGTCAGGTTGCAGCAGATTACCTCGAACCTCTACAACCTGCAGACGACAGGGCACGACTGGCCCGACGAGTCAAGCAAGGCCGACTTCCTTGAGCACCTGCTCGGCGAGACAGGTTCGGTGTCGTGGCCCGTCCTCATCTGGACGCACCAGAGGCCTGGCGCAAAGGCACTCTACGACCGCCTCAAGAAGCATGCTGACGGCAAGAGCAAGTTCAAGAAAGAGTCGCACCTGTACGGAAAGCGAGTCGAACTTGTGTACGGAGGCATGGGTACCAAGGGCGACGACATAATCGAAGCGTACAAGCGCGGAGAGGTAGATGTCCTCATCCTGGGTATCCAGGTTGGCAAGTACGGGCACACCCTCGTCAATACCCGCACGGTTGTCTACTTTGAGAAGACGTGGGACTCTGACGCCTTCATGCAGTCACTCCACCGCGTCAGGCGCAACGGCCTCAAGCACACTCCTGTGCTTATTTCTCTGCGTGCCAGAAACACCATAGATGACTTCGTGGAACTCAACCTCGCCGGCAAGTTGCCGAGCATCGCAGATCTGACTGGCGCCGACCTTGCTAAGTTGTTGCGAGCGTTGGGCGAGGACCACCTTCCTGATGAGACGTCGTGAGACGCGATGTACGCATCGCCCTTTGTCGTTCCATGTACGCATATGGAACGGGTCAAGGGCGCCTCATGTATCGCGTCTTGTGCAATCGTTGATTGGAGAATCATGCAACTTCACACTGTAGATGTCGAACCTATGACTCTTGATGAGTATTTTGGGCAGGGCAGGTTTTACTTTTCAGAATCTAAGCAAGAGGCATACGAGATAGTCAGGATGCCTTACCCCTATGTCGTGAACGCGGCGAAGAAGTTGCTTCGTGACTACGACGACTTCGAGGGCACTGTTCTCTACAGGGCACTTATCGTGAAGGCGTGCCCCAGTTTTAAGCAGATGGTCAGTTTGTTCCACAGTGGCATCTCTGTCGGGTACTGGTTGGGGGCGCCTTCGGCGTTTAAGAGGCGCACAGTAAGAGCAAACGCTATCAAGGCTGCCAATGTTGTTGGGGTTGTTCTCAAGTTTGAGGACAAGGACGATATCCTCTTTATGGAACCTGAGCAGGTCCCGAATATCGTTCTTCGAGAGAAGGATGTATGATGCGAGATGCCCAGGGGTGGAGATGCGTAGGGGTGAAGTGTGCCCCGCCCCTGCTTCCTCGCCTGGTTGGCGTTGGCCAGGTTCCTTCTGTCGGCGCCCCTGGGCACCTATAACGCTATGGGGAGAAGAATGGAACGCATTCTAGCACTTGACTTGGGATTGACCACAGGTTACGCTGTTTTAGATATCGAGGACAACCTCCACGATTACGGAGTTATCCTAGAGGATGAACTCGGTGACCATCTAATGATGCTGACTGTCACTCATACTTTCTCTTATGTTGTCGCTGAGAAACCTGTCATCTTTAGAGGTGACCTGGGCAATCGCCTCCAGGATGTCACTATGACCACCCACAGGTTTTTCCAAGACAAGGTAAAGTGGATTGGCCCAGACGCCTGGAAACCAACCCCCTTCGGTCAGGCAGAGGTTCCTGACAAGATCTCAAGTCACACCAAGGATGCAATCCGGATCGGTTTGTGGTATAGTAACTTTCTGAAGAGACGTTGAGACAGCGCAAAACTTCCTGATACGATTTTTCTATGGGCACTGATATATTTCACACCACAGTTACAGAACGAAACTCTTTTCGTACCTGTAGGCGTGCGTGGCACCTTGGCACAGTAGAGCGTCTTGCGCCCCGTAGGGGTCGAGCGTGGTATTTCATGTTTGGAGACATGGTGCACGCTGCTCTCGAGGCGTACTACAAGAATAACCGTGACCTCGGTCATGCCATTCACGTTCTCCAGGACGAGTGGGAGACGTACAACGAGCAGTTGAGAGAAGAGTTCGACTACGAGTGGACCCCTTCTCTTGCAGACGAGTGGTATGCGGAGTATGAGAAGGCATCCATGATGCTGGAGCATTACCACACTTTCGACAAGGCCCACCCCTTTTTCGATAGAGTGGTGGACATGAGCATCGAGGAGAGGTCGTTCATTCCGATTCTCGACCTCGACGGCAAAGAGATTCCTGACGCCTACCTGTCGGGTCGAATAGATATGGTTGTGGAGCGTGAGGATGGGGTGTGGGTGGTTGACCACAAGACCTTGTCCTCTTTCCCGTCAGACAGCGCACTCGATATTGACGACCAGATTACTGGGTACTGCTACATCTATTACCGCATGACTGGAATCATACCCCGTGGGGGTATGTATAACGTCCTCCTCAAGGACCCTCCGAAGGAACCGCGCACTCTCAAGAACGGGTCGCTGTCAAAGGACAAGAGTCAGCGCACGACCTACGACCTCTACCTTGCTGAGATTGAGGCGTTGGGTCTTGATGCATCTGACTACACAGAGATTCTCGACTACCTGCGTGACAAGGGGTGGTCGCAGTTTTACGTCCGGATGCAATCCGAGCGTAACATCGAGCAGTTGGCAGAGTTTGAGAAGCATCTCTACCACGAGTTCGTGGATATGAGTGACTGCCTCAGGTTCCCAGATGCTCTCTATCCCAACCCATCCCAGTACACTTGCCCTCGGTGTCAATACCTTCCAATCTGCAAAGCGATGGAAGAGGGCAGCGATGCAGAGTTCGTCAAGAACAATGCATTCCAGGTACTGGAGCCACGACACACCATTCCAGAGGAGTTGGCATAATGCCAAAGAGTGCAGCACAAGCTGCGAGTGAGCATACGCAGAAGAAAAAGATTAAGGCGCTCATCTACGGGCCCCCAAAGCACGGCAAGACAAGGTTTCTGGGCACAGCAGTTTTGGACCCGCGAACAAAGCCAATCGCTATCCTCGACTTCGAGGGTGGTGTCCTGGACGTCCTTGACGGGTTGCCGGGTGGGCCCGATGGACCTGACTGGTACCATATCCCCGTGACTTCGTGGGAGG